CTGTAGAAATTTTTGGTAAACCTAGAACGGTACCTGGGACACCAACAAACCTCTCAGCTGCCTCTGCAGACCAAAAGTTAACAATCAGCTTCACTGCCCCTAGCGATAACGGCGCACCAATTACTAACTATCTATATAGTGTGAATGGCGATGCATATATTTCAGCTGATGCTGCAAGTAGCCCTATAGTTATAACTAAAAGAGCAAATGGTAGCAGCTTAACGAACGGTACAGTTTACGCCATTACAATAAAGGCTGTAAATATTGCAGGAGCTAGCGTAAGTGCCTCGTCAGTAGTCTCCGGTACGCCCTATGGGCAGCCCCATCCTCCAATAGTTTCATCTGCACTCATAACTTCTCCTACAGGTGGTGAACTTCGTATACCGTTTACGGCGAATGTCGAAACAGGAGGGCTACCTATCGTTAATTACCTATACTCGGTAGATGGCGAGGCGTTTATATCTGCAAATACCACTGCTAGTCCAATCACAATATCTAATCTTTCCGGGAATGTAGAACATACAGTTAGTTTAAAAGCAGTAAACCAAATGTCGCTAATTAGTGAAGCTAGTGCTATTGTGGCAGGTGTACCAATCGTGGCAGTCTGTAATGCCCCAACAAACTTGGCAGCTACTCCGGGAGACCACAGTATAGCAATCCGCTTTACTCCGCCAACTTATACTGGAGGTGCAGCCATTTCCGGTTATAGTTACGCACTCACAGGAGGACCATATAACGGAACAGCGTTTGTACCTACAGGGTCTACCAGCAATAATTTTATAATATCTGGCCTTTCGAATAACACTACCTACAGCATCGCCATTTATGCGGTTAATAGTGCAGGGGCAGGAGCCCGCAGCTCGATATCGGCAACAACACCACCAGTAGAGCCCGCAGCTCCAGGCACTCCTGTACTTACCGCCATTGGCAATAATCTCTTGACGTTTAGTTTAACGGCAGGAGGAGACGGAGGAGCCACCATTAACTATTATAAATATGACTTACTCGACATTACCACAGGTATAGTCACTTCTTCCTCAGATATAGCGGCTGCGCAACTAGCTCCGTACTACACATTACCCGCACTGAGCAATGGGCACACATACCAAGTAAGAGTTTATGCTAAAAATAGTGTAGGCTACAGTCCGGCCTCAAATTATTCCTCTCTAGTCTTATGCGCTACTGTGCCATTTGCCCCTACAGCTGCTTTTGCCCAGGTAGGCGAAGGAGACTTAACCACAGGAAAGGGTGCACTTGATTTTTATTTTACTCCGGCTGGAAACGGCGGAAGTGCTATAACAGCCTATCGTATCATCACTAAAGATGTTACAACGAACATCTCGACAACACAGGAAATAACTTATAGTTCGTTTACTACAACTAGCACAGCAGGAGTAACAGTATACGGCTACAAAATAACTCAACTAATTCCTTCCCACAATTATAATTTGCAGGTACAGGCAAAAAACGCTATAGGTTATAGTGAACTGTCAAATACTACAGCAGATATAAAACCATATACAAGCCCAAGCGGAATAGAGATTACGCAAGTAACTGCAGGCCTAAAGCAACTAACTGTGAGCTTTAGGCTAAGTATAGATAATGGGGCGCCGGTGAGTTATAACTATGTTATAGTAGAGAATATCAACACAGACAGCAATGCTGATCCTTATCGTCGCGGATCCGGTGATATTGTTTTTACTCCTCCTTATCCTTCCTTCGGTGAAATATTCTCGTTCACCATATCAACTATCGGCTATGTCAGTTATTCCCCTTTAGCAGGGACGATTACCTCGCTACCTACCAATGTGGGCTATTTGGTGCAGGTAGGGTGCGCTTTAACCTCTGGAGAAGGACATGAAGCTCGTGCATTTGGGGCAGGGCGGCCTTACGATGTACCAGGCACAATGACTGCTCCGATATTAACAAAAACTTACGATTCCTCAGGAGCAGGAGGAGATATACTTAAGCTAAGCTGGACGGCCCCTGCCCTCAATAATTTACCGATCACCTCTTATAGGTATGCTATCAACGGTACGACGATCACAGGAACCACAGCTTCAGGCGTCTCTTCCGTAGTAATAACACAAGCTCAGTTAAGTAGCTTGTACGGGACACCATGCACTGCAACTATTTACGCTACAAATACGGCGGGCAGCGCTAATATATCCCAAACCTCTACAGCAGTCATACCTTTCCGTAAACCCGCGATAACCAGAGGCACACTAACTAGAGGCAACGAGGTATTTTACATAAGTACCACAGTTGCAGATAATGGAGGAGCACCAATAAGCCTCAGCTATTCTATAGATGGAGGAGCGTTCACAGCCTTTTACGCCCCTACCAGCACAGGCGGAACCATACAATGTCAAGGATTGGACTTTTATACTCTACATGTAGTCACCGTTAGGGCGACTAATGTGGTTGGTTACTATAGCGACTACGTATTCGATGGGGTGTATATCGTTAAGCCTCCATACCCGCCAGATATACTATATGTTTATGCGAACGGTACCGCTGGAGGAGTAAGCTTTGAATTCTCTATCCCTAACGACAATCGTTCAGCGCAAGTAGGGACAGCTAACCAATATTACTATGTGATAGAGTTAAGGAATAGTGCTGCCCCTAACGGTCAGATATTGGCGACAAAAAATTTGTCAGGAAGCACACAAAATGGCTTATTATCAATTTCCGGAAGTATCCCTTCAGGTACAACGGTGTACATAGCTGCAAAGACTGTATCCAGTGTAGGGGCTAGTGAATATTCGATTAACAGCACCCCTGTGGTTCCTTTCGGTCCTCCAAAAATATTATCTGCCGGCGTAACTTCTCCTGTATGGAAGGTGAATGGGGTAGTTACGTCCGTTTATAGTTACGACATGGAGGGAGAAGGCATTGCTGTTGCTAAAGTGCTTGGAGTGGGATTAGATTATGAATTATATTGGGCGCAGTCATTATTTGGTCCTTTTTTAACTGCAGCTGCGTTGGCTGCGGCCGAGCCCCCCGAGGCCGGTTCCATATATAGACATAAATTCCAGTCGGCTGCAGCAAATACAGAGACAGGGTACTCGCGAGAGTTCTCACGCAGTTTCAATGATATGTATGCGCGGTATAGAGGTATAAGTAAAATTTGGATATGGGCGAAATCGCCACAGGGGATATGGTCCGAACCTTCAGTAACTACTTATATACATTGGGGGCCCTGTCCGATTTACCAGTTATATACTATGGCTGCGGCTGTAGGCGTTAACGATACCTCATATAACTACACTTTTAAAGTAGATCAGCGCAAATATCTTATGGACCCGTATGGTCATATTGATAACTACGCAGCTAATAGCGATTTCACAGGCTATAAGGTAAAATACAATATTCGGGGAGTTGCAGGCGAAACAGGACGAACTTTCAGTTATCCGTCACCAGATACGAAATATACCGCATCGCTGAGTGCAACCCCAGTCTTTTACACTACACAGTCAAAATCGAGGTACTTTTCAGACTACCGTATACTTATTAGTTTTGTAAATCCTGGAGGATACGAGAGTGGTGAAATCGAATATCACATGATAGGTATGCGTACCGATTATTATGGACCTGGCACGAATCTTGGATATAAGGTATTTAGTGCAAAGATAACCCCATCACCAGTAGACTCAGGTATTAGTGGAGTAGATTTACCTATAGTCTCAGTAATAGTGTCTGGCGGAATATCTTACGCTAATCATACCTTTATCGGCAACAATGGATTACACATCTCAGGAACAGGTATAGATGGCTTCATAGAAAATATGTTTACTGAGCGTGCACAAGACCTTAATTCTGGAGGATTCATACTCAGAGAAGCCGTCGACGTTTCCGGAGCATCCCGAGATGTGCTGTTAACGGTAAAAGAAGACATCGTATTAGCCTATTATTATAATACGGCCAACTATACATGGTACGCGACGGTCGATCGCACGAGTTTTCCGTGGATGCCTCCGCTGCCGGTGCTGCCTGTGCTGCCGTAGTTGGGTGTTTAGTGATTAACCGGATAACCAGTATACATTATGGCCATTATAGCTCTAGCTCACTACAATAAAAACCAGTTTAGAAAATATCCTTTAAAACAAGGAAGTTCTTGTATGGCTGACGACGGCTATGTTTTACCTGACGACGCTTTTGTAGGGTGCTCTCTAACCTCCGTATACGGTAAACATAGACTGTATATTAAGCAGATTTTTTATAAAAATAACACCATACGGGTCACTATAGGTTCAGTCTTTGACTCTAGCGCTTTGGGGGTATTTTCTGGGGCAATCACAGAAAATTTCACAAATTTGAAACTCACCCCATTTACTAGATTTATATCTGGAAATTTAACTATAGGCTCCGTAGCCACGCTAGGCGCAATAAATAGAATACTTAATTTTGAGCCCACCACCACTGAGCTAGAGGAGTCCAGTATATTTTGTTACACACCGCCTGCAGTTACCAGCGTTCTAGATAAAAAGAATAACGAACTTAGAGGCAGCGTTAATTTTGGGTTACTTACAAATTTAACAAAAAAAACCGTAGCTAAAGGCACCGAGCTTACAGCTTTAAATCCGTCAGCAATATTCAACCCGTCCGACAAATCAACTTTTTTAGGAAATTGTAGTAATCCTATGATAACCAATATTAATGGAGTTACTCCTACGCCTGCAGGCGTAGGAGAGCCTGTCAATGACTGTAACATTTATATTGCAGGAGTAAAACCTATAATGTTTTTCGGCATTCCAGGAGAAGACAATTCTCCCATAGCCGGAACTATAGGTATAGAAACCTCTAGCATAAGCCTAGATAGGCTGTGTACTCAAAAACATAAATTGTTGCCGCCGGTGGATATCACAGGCTTTACATTGGACTCCTCCCTATTTAAAAATATGTATTACAGTAAGCCTGCCATGCCCGCAAACCCGATAGGTTCAGAAAACTACCCATTACCTCGGCCTGCACGCCTCGCCAGCAATTTTAATGCAACCCTAAAGCCAGAATATTACTACTGGCCTCAGTTTGTAAAAGCAGAGTACTATGATTATTGGTCAACTCCTAAGCAGCAATAATTTATGTCCATTTATAACCCATTAGGCTGGCAAAATGAAAACGGCCTATCAAATTATCCATTTGCCCAAGCACAAGAGATTAACGACCTCATCGTTGATGCAAAATTTTTACAATTTGATCATTTCATTCCAACGCTTGACTACATCGTTGTAGCTGTAGATAGACTAGAGTTGGGGATGACTTTCGACTACGGAACAAATACAGGTATAACCTTATTGAAATCGGATTATGCGGACGGTGATAATTATAGAAATGTACGAATTTACACTACAGACAATAGCAGGTATTTAGGGGTGCTTGTGTTTGGTACGGGCGCTGCAGAATTATGGAAAAATCATATCGGAAGAAAAATAGTATACAACGCCGCATTCCTTCCTGAAGTACTGACTAGTATTCCATCAAAAGACGCAGTATACTCTTTTGATGGTAATTATGGAGATATACATTTAAGCAGAACGACGAGCGACTCAACCATTTTCTACAATACTTCTCTAGATCTAAACGCTATCACCATGAATGCCGTCGGAGGGCATGCAGTGGCCAACAACGCAAAAAAAGAAGGATTGCGGAAAATTAATCTTGTTCCTCCGCTGCACAACAACATCAACTTAGTCTCAAACGACGTAATCAAGATAAAATCATTCAATTCTTCTTCGTTAACTATTGAACTAGTCTCGGGCACTCCTACCCAAGCCTTCGTAGTTCCCACACTAATCGCATAATATGGAACAAGTTTTAGACTGGCTGAACGAGAACGAACTGCGTAGTTACCCTATCATCGAGGGAACATCAAAAACATTAACAGGAGAGACCTCTACGTTAGAGTTACCTGATAACTTTTTACTAGATTTACAGTTGTTAATCACTAGCTTCCGATTATCTCAAGAAAATGGAACAAGTGTGCCTATTTTTTTAAAAAAGCTAAAGTACACGAACTCGCTAGATATTGTATTCGGCACCGCAACAGCAACGGTAGAAACGTTCACAATAACCTCACCTGAAGAGGAAACCTTCCCGTTATACATAAGAACACCCGCAGGCAATTTAGCCGTGTTCGGGACAGGCGTGACAGAGTTACTAACTGCCGGCAATAATCAACCTTTTGAAGTTTATGGCGATATATCCGTAGAACCTTCTACATGCAGTCAGTTCGATGCCGCCTGGCTAGGGGTGAAAAGTTTATCTGCGACTCCTGAAAAGGTGAGTAAAAACGCACTGGATGTAGGCATAGTTAGAAGCTACGAACCAGTTTTACCTTTGATAGATATGCCTGAAGCCACAAAGTTAACTGGAGATGTTAGATTCCTAGAAGGCTATAATTTCAGAGTGAATATTTCAAACAGTTTGATCGATTTAGAGATTGGCGCTAGTTTTGGTTTAAACATGAACTGCAGTACATCTTTTCTACAAGAAGAATATTTGGATTGTTCCGAGCTGATATCGTATATAAACGGTGTTCCGCCGGACACAACAGGAAACTTTAAGCTTAATCCTGGAACCAATATTTCTATAGTTTCTGGAAATACACTACAACCATTCAATGACCCCTTGACAGAGTCTGCAAATACTCATACGCTTTTCGTAGGGCTCACATTCCAATCCACTGATTTGTGCGCTCCTGTCAATATACTGCCCGCAACTACATAATTATGGAGACCAACAATCAGAAACCTAAAAGGCTTGTAATGACCAGCGTTAATCAAGTGATAATGCTGGCCAGGAATAATCCGCAGATTATAGAGCAGATGCCAAAGCTGGCTAAGCTAGGAAACATGACGCTAAGCGATGCTCCAAAAAAATCATGCAACTGCGGATCTAAACAAAATTTCACGACACCTGACGCAAATAAGCAGATTAGTGAAAGTATCCTTTCATCGTTAAACGAGCAAGATTTTTTACAGATTAAAAACATTTTAGAATTAGAGCAATTGTGTTACTATAAAAGGAACCTAGATTCTCATAAACTTGAATTAATCTGTGTATAATACAATATGGCTGACGAACTTATTCCTCAATTTTTTACTCCGGACGCTAACGGAGATAGTCAGCGCGTATACAAAACTATTGTAGATAATCTTGAGGCCCTACAGACGTCAGAAATTGTCGCACGCAACCGTCAATATAAAGTACTGCCTACATCTACACTAGTACTGGACGGTATTCCAGGTATTCCATTTGAGAGAAGTTCTCCTAATCCTGACTTGTTTTATCAGGGGGAAGATATCGTATATGACCTGTTCCTCTACCATGAAGGTGCTCCTGTGTCTTCTGACGATTATGATATACAGCTCGTGGTAAAGACTAGCCCTAGGGCAGCCACAGTAAACTGGCAAGGAGGATTAGACAATGGTGTGTATCCTGCGCCTAACCAGTCAGGTTATTACGAAGTATGGATACCTTCAGCTGTGTCGGCCTCGTTTATTGCCGGTACCTACTACCTGAATGTACAGATTCAGGAAAGGGTAGGCGCAGGCAAAGGAAGGTTCGACAGAAAGTACATGCTCCTGCAGACTCATTTCAATATAGACTATAGTAACTTCTCACCTAAAGCTGAAGGGCAGACCCATCCTTTGCGTGCTGGTATGGAAGTGACATGGCCGAATACGCCTAATACTGTAGGCAGGACAATGCCAATGAATGACGAAGTGTTCTATTCTATACAGTAAACTATAGCAGCAAGCCGATTGTGTTTTAGGCTGTTTTCGTGGTATAATACTATGAAAACAAATTAAGTTTCGTTTAGCGAATTTTTTTACGTTTTTGGGCCCGTACTGGTTTCGATCTAGTGTAAGTATAGTTGGTCTCAGCCGAGGAAGTCTGGTTGGCCTCGTTAAAAATCTGGACAAAACACTAAACGCAAACACTAACATGTATGCGCCTAGCGTTGCAGAAGCCGACGCACTCTTGAACTCTTTTGAGTTTGAAGACGCTGAAGCACTCGCTGCTTAGTTGCAGCGAGCTTTGCTCGCAGGTACAGGACCCCAGATGAAGGTAACTGGGCAGTTGTGAAACACTGCAACATCCTTTAAACAATGGTGGGATATAGACCACTCGCTGTAGTAGGCAGAGTTAAAGCTTACTTGATTCTTCTTTAGGTTTTCCGTTTACCGTAGAAGGAAATATATAACAACCGGATAAGCTGTAAGTGCCTAGTTATGCACGCACTAGAGACAGGGGTTCGACTCCCCTCGGGTCCACCACTTTCATTGCGACCGAGAAATCTCGAGTAGTTCAGTGGTAGACCGACGCTCCCTCACGGTTAAGGGCCAAAATGCTGGGATACAAGCGTACGCCGTTGGTTCGATTCCAACCTCGAGATAGGTTTGCTGCTTCCTTAAAAAGCAGCTGGTGGAGGGTGTAAGGAAACTTACGCTCCAGGTGCGCCAGACATCTTTAGTTGTAAAACATCTGGCAAAATTTCTGTTGGGTAATGGTTACCCTCCCGTCGCTCTATTGTGAGAGTGGCGGGAGGGCGCATCATTACTACTTTTCTTTAGCTATTCGCTTTTATTATTTTAACGTCGTGGCAAGTAAGTTGAATCATCGTCAACAGCTGCCTCACATATTTTTCGTTAATAAAAGGAATACCTAATCCCAGATTCAAAAACATTTTGCGGATACCTTTTGTAAATAAGAAGCACGACATAAAGTATTTATCTTCCATTTCGAAAGGTACGGCATGTTCTTCAAAGTAAACCATGCCGCACCAAACAAACTCATCCTCATTTTTTTTACGTATCTCTTTAATATCCATTGTAAAGTTTGTAAGCTGTTCTTCTTCCTCTTTACCTACGAGGAAGTAAGCTTTATCTCGCTTAACGTAAGTTCTTCCCTGCACACTGAATTGCTGTTCTCTACTTTTCATCCAATATGGAAACAACTCCTGACCGCTATTCTTTTCAAGCTCCTGTACTTGACTGTAGTTAAGCGAAGCTACATGGTTTCTAAGGTCATCATTGCCTTGTTTACCGACCATCAACTCTGTCAGATTTTCTGTAAATTTAGAGTTGGCGGCCTCGCTCCAGATCTTGATCAGCTGCTCGGTACCTATAAGCTCTGAAATCTTTACAGGCAGCTTGTTCCAATAGTCACACTTATAGTTCCAGGTATTACCAGGCTTTGCCTTAAGCTCATTAATATCTCTAACAATCTCTACACCTTGTTTTCCGTACCAGCCATATTCATTATTTAAGAAAATGGTTTCTCGCTGTGTCAGGTCACTAAGCTTCACCACTTCTAGCGAACAAATATGTTTAGGAGAGGCAAACGAGGGAACCAGCACAGTCTTCTTGTACTTGTATTTATTTTCGAGGTCCAAAGAGGGAAAGGCTTTTAATACTCTATCTGTCAAATAACCAAATTTATTATTGGTTAGTTCAGGCATACCTAGCTCGTCTAGCATGTCTTTAAAATAAACTACCTTATCATGAAATCTTGCCCTTGTGGTCTGTGCTTCTTGTGCGCTTAATAACCAAGCAGACTGAAATTGCATTATCTTGGTTTGGTCTTTAAAAAGATTCTTTTCAGCGTACTCACTATATGGTAAATTGAAGTCGAAGCAGTCATTAAAATCTCTACACACAATACCGTATAACTTTCGCCAGTCGAAAATAGGAAAGAAATCAAATATATTTCCAATAAAATCGCTAGTCTTTGACTTGGCATACCAACCAAATATTGGAACTCTTACAAAGTCATAGTCTGTAGTGTTTATTCCTAGTTTAGAAACAACACTAGGAAGATTGATTTTTGAGTTGAAGCTAGATAGTAACATAGTATAATTAAAAAATATGAGTATTTATAACTTTGACGCAAGCACAGACTATTCAGGAAAAGAAATGCATCGCATGTTTAAAGATGTGGAACTTCCTGAATATGTCAAAACAGCAGAATTAGACGATGCAAACGACTTGCGTAAACTCCCAAAGGCAGCATTTGCTGATCCTGAACGGACGATATTCCCGATCAATACCCCATCAAGGGTATATGTCTCTAACGCGTATTTCATAAATAAAAAAGCTGATATCTCCAAGCTATACGGAGAAGACTATTCTCGTCAACTCCAATCAAACATAGAGAAGGCTGCGGAAATATTTGACATCGCTGAAGACTTACAAAACTACAACAGTGAGTTAAACATTAAACAAGCCTCTGACTATGAAGCAGGCTGCATGATGTACTGGCAGGAGGAAGGGATGCCTTCTATCGAGCTCTATCCGGTAAAAACAGCAGCAGACTTGACTAGTGCCGCAGAACACTTTGTAAGCAATTTGCCAAAATTTCCATTTGATGTACGGGTTAAAACGGCTGAAAATTTTGTTAAGGCTGCAGGCGTATTGTCTGTGGACGATCTTCCTGATATTCTATTGAAATATGCAGGAATGTACTATCCGAATCTCGCCAATCTTAAGAATGAACTTTGGCGTAGAAGCACCAAGTTAGCCGATACTGCACATAAAGAAATTTATGTAAAGATTGCAGACGATCTTGAAAATATGACAAGCGTTGCAGAAGTCATGAAGTTGGCAGAGACCTGTTTCAATATTGAAAACATGGAAGGTCTTTATGATAAAGTGAAAATTGCGCAAATTTTGGGAGATCCTGTCGACTGCATCTTTACAGAGGCAATTACGAAAATTGCAAGCGATCTTAGCTATGTAGAAGTACACGGAGACAAGTACAAACTCTCAGATCTGACGAAGATCAGTAAGGATAAATACGAGGAAGCTTTTGGAGATAGCGGGATTGACCCAGCTGATCCTGAAAAGATCGCTGAAATTCTTCCTACCATGCCTAGAAGTGATGTGAAACTTCTGGAAGAAATTACAGGACTGCGCCCAATCTAGCCTCTCCCACCACCAATCAAACAACACCTCCGACGCCTCTCTCTGAAGCGCACCAACGGAGGTTTTTTGTGTACATACATATAGCTTTAACTATAGAATCAAACAATGAAAACACCCAAACAAGTAGTAGAAGACGAAAAAGCTCCAGCCTCAGTATTGCTTGTGCTAGTAACTAAAAAATACGGACATGAATGTTATGAGTGGGCGCCAGAAGTACTCAAAGCAGAGCTGACGCTAGATTTCGACTGCGAAATCTCAGACCTACAATCAGATAAATTGCAGGCAGCTATCACAATTCTCATGACAGATCAGTACGAGAACAATATTAAAGTGTTTGAAACATTGAACTATCTATTGAATCACCAGCCTGACAACCTCGACGAACTAAATCCTCTAGAGGCAGAGGAGTTGATATGTGGAATGACTGAAGCCTACATGATTAGGGGAGAGCCTATTATGTTTTCTCCTGAGGTACGAGTATACGCAGGGCAGATTTTTTATGAGTATGGACTTCATCGTCCTCCTGCATTATTCAGTCAGGCGATTATGCAAGAAAAGGATGGAGACGATACAGAAAAAAACGAAGCTCTGCAGGAAATATTTAACGAAAAAATTAAAATCACTGAAGAATACTTGAAACAATGCATACTCTAAATAATCCTCGTGTCGTCACGCATGAACTGTTCGGTAAGGCAGGTGCCATGAGTCAACTCAGGCTCGAAAGTCTCTATAATAAAGTTTATGGGGTAATTCCTACAAAGCTGAAATGCTCTGAGCCTTTAGAAGTCACATGTCTAGTAGATATCAATAAAAACTTCGATGTGTTATATTCCGAGCTCGATTCAGCGGGCGGGAAAATCCTAGAAGAGGGTGTCTGGGTAGGTAAGCCTGACACAATCTATGAAAACATATTTTTGAATGTTAGTCATGGAGGCAGTGACGGTATTTACAACTATAGTAGTAGTGCGATGACTGCACTTTTCTCTGACTCAGTTATTGAAAAAAAGACTGCGAATGTGCATGTAGCTGTCGAGGCTGTGTTTTCAGAAAGGTCTCAGGCACAACTTGTACTAGACTTACTGGCTCCACATAAATCAGAGAAAAAAGGAAAGATTTATATGTTAGCTAATAATTATGGAGATCTGAGTTTCTCTGCATTACCTCTACCTGAGAGCGCAGTATCGCTAGAGCTAAACTACGGAAAAGATTTTCCAAAGTTTCATGAATCTTTAGTAGAGAGCATTAATGAAAAGACTTCAGGATTATACCTATTCTATGGGCCTCCAGGAACAGGAAAGTCATCTTATATCAAGCACCTATTGACAGGAGAAATAAAAAGAAAGATCGCCTACATTCCAGTAAGTATGATCAATCAGTTAGTTTCTCCTGAAATGCTGCCACTGCTGACAGATAATAAGAATATTGTGCTTGTGCTAGAAGATGCTGAGAAGGCACTGATATCTAGAGATCTATCAGAGAATGCAGCCATTGTATCTACGATCCTTAATCTTACTGACGGCTTCATTGGGCAAGCATTGAACATCACAGTCATAGCCACGTTCAATACAGCGAAAGAGAAAATTGATGAAGCTTTGCTTAGAAAAGGGCGGTTGCGTATGAGCTACGAGTTCGATAAGCTCAGTGTTGAGGATAGTAGATTACTTGCAAAAGAGCTAAACATTAAAGCAACTATCAACGAAGCGATGACACTAGCTGACATCTATAACTACAGCGACACTCCTGGTTATGAGGAACCAGAAAAAAGGCGGGTAGGGTTTAACTCGTAGGCTCTTCTCTAGCTGTAGAGCTAGGTCCAGTTAATCCGGCATCCCCTGCAGCCATATATGCAGCGCACACTGAAAATACCAGGCTGTGCATCGCATCATCAGGGTGTTTGGGGTGATGGCCGTAGGTCAGCTCCTGGCCATATAGTCCGTCTTTCACCTCAATAAACACGTTCAGGATATCTTGCATATATTCTGACACATCTCCCCACTGAGGAAAAAGTATTTTACCGGCCTTCAGCTGCCTTATAACCAAAGATATAACATCAGAGCGGTGCAGCACCCACCTACTCTGTCGCCAATCATAAGCGCCAGGTTCAAAGTGTTGAATCATTTTTGTGCGGCGATAAGCCACTAGCTGCGTACGAGTAGGACTAGTCAGTTCCGCTAGTTTGATACCTCTAAAGGGATCAGGTCCGCTATCGGCCACACAAAAAGCATTAACCGAGTTAGCCATCATTGCAATGTGTCCTATGTGGGCCTCGTGATCAAACCCTCGGTATATCTTACAATAGAAAATT